CCGTGCCTACTGACTCACCGGCACCCATTCGAATGGCTTCTTGTGCATTAGCAATTTGCGTAGCAAGTGCTTGCCCTCTAGTAGCATCAGTTAAGTCAGGGTCATATTGTGTGTCGCGAGGTGTTATGCTTATAGGCTTGATGCTGCCAGTAACAACGTTGTTTCCTAACGCGCCAGTAACCGTATCATTCCCAAGTGCACCCGTAACCGTGTCATTTCCTATTGAACCAGTGACAGTATCATTTCCTAACGCGCCAGTGACAGTGGATTGCGCAATAGGAGTTTTAGAACCACTCTGTGTGCCTGCTTGAAATAATGAAGTCAATGCACCTATTTCATTCCCTTGTATAGCTTGCACGCCTGCATTAACCAATTTTGCTGCAGTGGCTTTATCAAGGCCTGTTTCTGCCGCTAAGGCATCGGTGGCAAAGCTAGTACCAACACTTGTTGCCAACGCTGTAGGGTCGAGTTTTCCTGTTGTGATTAATTGTGTGACGGCGTTTTTACCTGCTGCGGCTAATTCCGCAGGCAACATAGAACTAACTTGCGCACCTGCGAACCCTGCTCCTGCGCTTAGTACCGCCCCTTTTAATGCATCAATTGGGTCTGCACCTGCAGCAACTTGAAGGCCAAAGTTCAACACACCTGAGCCTAAAGCACCCGCAGCGGCACCTGTGGCTCCTAAAGCACTTCCTATGGCTGACCCAACCCCCGGCAACGCTAAACCAAGAATCAAACCAGTTACGGGATTGGTTAAAAAGCTTTTTAACAACCCGGGGCCTTCAACGCCAATTTCTTGTGTTATTTTTCCTGTTACTGGGTCAAGCATGTCGTAACGGGTTTGTTTTGCGCCTAAGCCTGACTGATTGTCTGATATGCGAACTAAATTGCTGCCATCACCTGTAACCGTATACTCTTTGCCACCAACAATTACGGTGTTGTAAGCAGTAACTGTACTACCCTCTCCTTGTAGGTCATATCTAGCATCCTCAATAGCGCGTTGTGCAGGCGTTAATGCTGCGCGACGGTCTTGCTCTGCTTTCCAAGCTGCTAGTTGTTGCGCGGCAGATTCAAAAGTGCCAGCATCTTCACCGCCACCCTGATAAACAGTGCGATCTGTGAATGTTGGAATCTCTACATTGTTATAGACCTGATCAGCAGACAGCAATTTATGCTTACCAGTAAGAGGATCAAATACGTACTGACCCGCATTGGGGTCTGCCATATATCGATATGCATCTGCGTTATTGATTGTTGTCAAGGCGCCTGTTGCAGACGTTCCAGTTGTGTCAGTGCTTACTGGTAGCGCACCACTTGTATTAGACACCGCTGTAGATGATGCGCCGCCAGACTGGTCGCTTACCGAAGGGTACAGTTCTTGAAGCGTTTTTCCAGTAGCGCGTTGAACATCTGCTTCAGTTACACCATGACGCACCATTGCCGCTACGGTGTCGAATTCGCTTGGATTATTTCCAAACCAGTCTACGATAGCTTGATCTGAAATCGCCGCTGGAACTTCAACTACAGGTTCTAAAGCCGCTACTGATGCAAGAGCACCACCACCTGATGGAGTTAGAGATACGTCAGCCGTTGGCGTAAAGACAGGCTCAGGAGTATAAACAGGCTGCGGAGTAACTGATGCCAACGCACCGGGCCTGACCCCTGTGACAGCTTCGGTTTCTATTGGTTCATAAGAACCCTGATAACCTTCACGTTTCATCCAATCAATGTCGGCCTGAGATGCGTAATTACGAAGTACGCTTTCATCGACTTGGTTAGCATTGAACCAGTCAATTTTTTGCCAAGGGTCAAAATTTATCCAACCTTCTGGCAAGTCGTCAGGGGTAAGCGCCATGTCAATTCACCGCATTTGTATAAGCAAAAGCCCAATCGCGCCAATCTGCAAATGACATAGGCGATGGAACGCCATAGTTATTAAATAGCGCAATAGAACAGACTGAAAGAGCAAAGTCTTGCCATCTTTCTTCAGGCACGGGCCACATAAGTTGCTGTTGCTCGTATTGCTCAGCGATCAACGCCGTCCAATAAGACCATTCCATATTACGAGGGTCATAAATCTGCGTCATGGCGTGTAGCCTCTAACATCACCGGCGTCAACCGATAACAGAATACGACCCATTTGATAGTTACCACCTATAACGTTGGACTCAAACTCGATACGAATTTCACGCCGTTGTTCGCGCATGTCAATCTTAGTCGTGGTTGCGTCAAACGTATAAGGTGCGCTAGTCACATCGGCGGCTTGTGCGTATGGTCGACCTATAATGTAGCAATTCATATCGCCTGCTTGCACAAAATCGGGCTCAACGCGTTCTAAATGCGTCCAAAAATTGTCGCCAATAGGTGTCTCCTGCGCAGGATTGCCTGTAACCAAAGATAAATCATGTGTCGTAAAGCTTGATTGAATGGCTGAAGTCGACGCACCATCAACAATGTCAACACCAATCTCATGCTCCCACAACTTTATAAACCCACCGCCTACATCTTCAGTCCCACCTGCAACAGGAAAACGAAATACATTAGAAAAATAGCCCGAAGACCGCTGCGCACCAATAGCTTGCCCTGCGTCATACCAAGTCTTTTCTCTAACGTTGTAAATGATTGCGTCTGTGCACTCGGTTGCAGCGCCACGTGGATAAAACCACCAAATTTCTCCAAAACGAGGTACTTTCCAAGCCCATACTTTTTGGCGCTGTGCATAGTTAAGATTATCAAAGAACCAATTTTGGTTCATATCATTAGGTATTTCTTGCACAACGCCGTTGTACATCAAAAATCTATCAACGCCACACCAATAATAAATGCCATCATACTCAATCACAGATGAGGAGGAGAGGATGGATGATTGACTGGTGATAATGTCATATCTCCAGAACTGCGGAGGGCTTCCAGTGCCCCCTAGATACGATACGCGAATCAACGAGTCTAAAGACCAGAATAAACCTGATGGCGCATTGGTACCACCACGTACCGGAAGGCCTTTGACAATCTTACCTGTGGCAACGTTAGTTTCATTTGCGTCCGCGCCATTCCAATCTAATGGGTTACCTGCTGAGTTGTTTTTAATAAGTCCTGCATTGCCGTAGACAAAAATATAAGGGTGAAGGGCAACCACGCCGCCTGAGACTTGAATAAGGCTACCTGTTGGCGACGTGCCTGATACATCGCGCAATGCAGTTAATACCGTGCCTGTAATAGAACCGTATAGCACATTGGTATTAGTTGTAGAGTCAATCTCAGCTAAGTTTTGTCCCGGATGTACTAAAAGCTGGTTAACACCGCCACCAGAATCGTATGACGCATCAAACTGATAAAGATTAAGCGCCGAAGCAGTAAAGACTGACGCAATCGTTGCAATTGGAACTGAAAAACCCGAGCCTGTACCACCTATACTTGCAGCCGGTGCAGTTAATGAGTCACCTACTGTATAGCCAGTGCCTGCAGCAGTAATGGTAACGGTCGTAACAGCGCCGCCGGCAACAACAATAGTTGCTTTTGCGCCTATTCCTGTACCGCCCGTTAGCGTAACATTATTATACGTGCCATTGGTGTAAGCCGCCCCACCTATTATGGTGCCTAATGTTGCAATGGGGCCTGTGAATGTAAAATTACTAACTCCAGAGCCTACGCCATTGTTATCAACGCCAATAACTTGTAGGCCTGAAGCATAAGACGTGAAGATATTATTGATGCCGTTGTTGGAGTCAACAAACATGCCTCGCGTCGGGCCATAAATTTGATTAGATATACGGCGGTAGCCTGCCATTTTACGCGGCCTGCCGCGTTGAAAACGTACCCACAAGCCATCAGAGTATTGGTCGCCGTCCAGCGTTGTGCCATCTCGGCGAATCCCTGGCTGTGTGTTTATGGTAATAACCTTTGCAGTCATTAGAACGACCCTGCGCTAAGACCATTGCTTGTAAGTAACATCTTCACTGTTCCACCGACTGACCAACCAATCGCTGAACCTCCAATTGGTCGATACATACCGGTGTCGAGCTCACTGCTAAAATTAAGTGCTGGAGCAGCTGCAGAGCCGTCAATAATAGACAAAGCAGAGCCGCCAGAAACGACCGTTGTGGCATTCAAGACATTGACAGAGTCACAAACAAGCGTGGCTTGCTGCGATGGCGGAATGGTCGCGTTAGTGCCACCAACCACGCCGGTTGTAAAGACGACATTCGCGGTTCCTGAAGTTTGATTAAGCGTGAAGTAGACCTGTACTGCAGCAGGCAAAACAACCGTCACGTTACTATTAATCGAACTGCCTGTAACCTTGATGATTGTGTTTTGTGCTTGTGCCGGTGTCAGCGTATAAGTACTGCCTGATGTCACCGGAAGTGTTAATTGTGAATACGCAAACGTTGTTGCCTGCCCCAACCCAATGGTAAAAAATGCGGTGCCTGAGCAGCAAATAATTGCCGAGTCATCAATTTGCAAAGATAAGCTAGCTGATGCATTAATAAGCTCAGCGCCATTTGGGTCGATTGTTAGCAGGCCTGATCCACCATTACGAATCAGTATGAACCAGTCATCGCCTAATGTCGCAGCTGGATCAAGCGCAATCGTACCTACACCACCTGTCCACACGATAGTTTTTGCACGATATGCGGTAGTGGCAGTAAAATTTGCTGCAGTGCTAATAACTGGATGCGATTGATTAAGCGTACCGGTAATTGCTTTAAGCCCATACCCTGCCAATGTAGCTGCATCAACCAATGACGAGCCTGCACCAAAAGCAATAACACCCCACGTGCCTGTTGTAGTAGGATTGGCCGTGATGTAGATGTATTTTGATTCGCCTGCCGCAACGGTACAAATAACATTGGTTCCAGCGTAGTCTTTAACAGTAAATGTTGTTGCGCCAACATTTCTAATTAGTGCGTCTTGGCCTACCGATGCTTGATTAGCAGGTGGCATGTATAATGATAAGCTACTTGCAGTTGCTGTAACTTGCATGATGCGTGCAGCATAGTCATCGGTTGCGTTACCATTAATAGGCCATTCGAGTTGCGTGTTTGCAGATAAAGTAATTGCTCGATACGACACATCGGTTGGCTGAATAACATCGCCTGTAAAAGGTGAATTGTAGCTCATAATTAACTATCCACTGCTATAGCTTGTCGATCAGCAATACGTAGCTTATCTTCATTAATCAAAGCTTCCATAATGCCATTGTATTGCTGTTGCCACATGCCAATTCGCGGATCATTCTTTAAGAATGGCATTGCTTGCAGCAGTGAGCCATATAGTAAAGCCTGCGGCGCGTACGCTGTAAACCAATTAGTTTGATTGCTTGAATCGAGCGGCTGAACGCGTTCATAATAAAGAACCTCAAAAACGTAGGCTTGATCAGGCGTAGGCGCGACAAACCAATGATCATAATCATAATCAGCATAGTATAAAGGCTGATCAACTTCTATGGGATTAGGCCAATAATTGCGTAAATACTCGTACTTACGCAATAGTACAGGTTGACGATTTGAAGCATTGGTAAGATTAAATGATACTGTTTTGCGCCAACGAGCAGGTTTAGCAATAATTGGGTCATTTGCTGTCATCGTACTGGTATTGACAGTTAGATTGCCGAGAGCTTTAAGCTGAGACGCAATAATTTGCTCAGCCAGCATAATAAAAGTTGGAATCTTATCAACCGTTGCCGTATCGGTACGCTCCAGATAGGACTGGATGTCCGCTGCAAGTGATGTGTACGTCATGACGACAGCAGGCATATCAATTATCCTTTCTTGCGTGCCATGGCCATATTATCAACCAAATTTGGATAAGGACGCCCTGCGGCTTTTGCCCTTGCTTTAG